CAGGTGGGACTGTCTGGTTGATGGGGACAATGCGCTTCTCTTCGTGCACCCCGAGGACACTTGGGTGTTGGCAGAATTTGGGGACGCTGTTTCGACAGTGTCCGCTCAGGAGCTGACGCTTGAGACCCCGACCACCAGACTTGAAGGCGCAGTCTTTGGTCAGTGTAAACCCGTGTGGGATGGCCGTGAATATAAGATGGTCAAAAACCCATTCAAGACGCTGAGTGGATCCTTTTGTGGTTATAGACACTACGATAGGTATTCATTCGTGCTCCGTGTCTTGAAGTCGGTTGCCCAATGCGAGTTAGCGCTGGCGAGGGGCGTCCCCGTCTTGCAGCCGTACTTTGAGAGGGCTGTACAGATCCTAGGGGCGATACCCGACCTACCGATGCCTGAGAACTTCCTTGAGGGCCGACAGCTCGAAGCTATCGAGATCCTGAGGCGCGAGGGGAGGTCCCTTGGCAATGTCTTGCCTTGGGCCATAACCGAGCGAGCCCGCATCTCCTTCCAAGACGCATGGAACATCAATGTGGACGAGCAGGTGGTGCTGGAGGGTCAACTCATCAGGGGGTTGAAGTTCCCTTGGGTATTCTCAAGGGCTGCTGGGGTTTCCTATCTGGGATTAAAGGTCCTGGAGAACCTCGTCAGTCTTTGGCATGTAAATCCTTTGGGGGATGGACCTGATGGGGAGGCCCTTGCCGATTCTGTGGTTAATTACCTCGGATCGGTCATTTAGCGGCCACCTGTAAACGTTCTCACCCACATCTGACGTGTGGGATGCCTAATTGGGAGGTGGGGTACTCGGCATCGGTCGGGTATCCTGCCGCCCCTGCGAAACCAATAGGTGTCCCCTCGTTGGGGGGTGGGGGTGTGTAAGGAGGGAATGGCGGTAATGATGGCGATGCTTTTTGCTGCAGTCCACCTAGTGGTCTGGTAGTCATAGCGTGTGGAACTAGGTCTGGCCTATTGATACAGGCGCCTGTCATAGTGTGAGGAACCCGGCGATGTCTACAAATCGGCGGCCTCCGCAGGTTGGTTGTTATGTGCCAGGGCTACCACGGCTACCGAGCAAGGGCTAACCCAGTCGAGTGGTTGGACGGTGGCTTAACATGGGTTGCCCCATGTCAGGCACGAAGTCAGCCCCTTGCCTGTCATCATATGCTGGCGAGACGGAAGATCACCGGGGGAAGTGCCGGTTATGGCAACATGCCCAAGTAAATGGGAAGGGGAGTGAAAAGGCTAGGGAAGCCAGTCCACTGATCGAGACGCTTGGAAGGTTCAACCACGTACACGTCTTCGAAATGATGGGGCCTGGTGAAACGAAACCTGGAAGCTAACACCCATTAGCGGAAGGTATGCCGAAGGGGAGGTCACTGTTGGTTGCAACACCACTTTGACTGTTGATCCGGATTTAAGGAAGCCAGGCCGGGAACCAACCACCCCGTAGCAGGTGCGTCAACTTATGGGCACTTAGACTGGCCGGGGTGCGACCGGCTGTAATCCAAGCGGAAGTCGTCCTAGGAAGATTCACCCGACTCGGGCCCGTTCTGCGTAAACGGTGTCCCGGGTTACGGGCCTCGGAGTCGGAAGTTAATGATGCCACTGTGGTGTAGGGCCGGTCGGCGAATCGATGTGTAGTGCTGTCGGTGTCACCCATCGTGTTCAACTTACCTGATTGGCTATGCTTTCTAGGTCTCTGGAAAGACTAGCTACCCATCTTTTTCCGGTGTTCCCGAGCCTTCGCCCCAACATCTAGGGGATCGGTCCAATGGCAGGACCACCCCGAAGCAGAGAGGAGTGGCCTCTGTACTTGAGCCAGGATATAACGGTGGATCCAGCCATTCGTTAGGTATAACCCATTCTGGAAGGTCTCGCCCTCATACCATAAGAGGGTCACCAACCCCGGTGTATTGGGTACCCAAACGGGGGACGCCTTCGATAGGTCAGGCTGTCCAGAGAGACCGGAAGGTGGACTGGTGTTCTGGTCCTCCAGCTTCGGCGGGCCCGTGGTCTCTCGAATTGAAC